GGTCACAAGCAACTGACCGCCAACCGCGTCGGTGAGAACGCGCGTGCCAGAGCCGACTTCGGTGACGGTCCACTCGGTCGGGATGTACGTCAGGAAGTCGGTCTCGTACTTCAGGATCGACACATCAGTGAGTGGCGACTTGAAGTTGATCGCGCTGACCGGAGCCACGGCGACGTTGTAGAACACCTTGTCCGCGCCGCTCTCAATGCGGATGACCGCGCCGCCCGTGAACGGCCCGAAGACTTGCTCCTGGTCATTCAATTCGGCCAGCAAGCTCCAGCTGTTGGGATAGTTGGGGTACCCCGCTTGCCGGTAGACTTTGGCGAAGCCCTCGCCGCCGACCTGCACCGCGATTGATTGCGTCGCCGTCAGGGTGATATCGTCTGTCGCGTAAGGCGACACATAAAGCTGTCCCATGATTGTGTCTCCTTAGCCGTTGAACAGCAACACGCCAGCCATTTCAGGCTGCTTCATGTTGACGCCGAAGAGCGTGTCGATGCGATAGCGCGTTCTCATCGTGTTGATATCGTATTGTTTTTGCATCACAAGTTCGATGCCCTGGTCTGTGCTGCCGCGCATGACGGCAGCGCCAGCGTCGCTCGGAACCGCATAGCGGCCCGGCAACAACTCGATGGAGTCGCGATGCCAGAAGCAGTTGATCGGGCGGGTCGCTGAGTTGCGGAACACGATCGCCGCCGTGGCCGATTTCGCGGTGACCGTGCAGTTCTGATACTGCGCCGATGCGTCGTTGGCGACCTGGTTGCTGATGATCGGCGGGCTAATCGTGACCTGCGTCGAGCTATCCACGGAGATGACGCGGAACGTCTTGAGTTGCCCCGTGTCCTGCTTGGTGATCGCGTGGACGGCGTTGACATTGGCGATGGTAAAGCAATCGCCTGCGCGCACGTTGGTCGTGCTGTCGAGCGTCACGCGCTGATAGCGGTTATCGACATTCGACGTTTCGCCGGTCGACGCCACCGTGACCGCCTTCGGGATGTAGTAGTTCCCGGCAGCGTCGAGCGTCGAGATGGTGCGGCCCGCTTCGGTGTTTGCCGTGATGCGGAGTGCGTAGTCCATCTTATAGGTGTCGAAGCCAGCGACCATGCCGACTTGGCTGCGCTCGTAAGCGCTGTCCGACTTGGCGTTGCCAAAGCTGCGGGTGACTGCCGAGAGGTTCGACGCCATGCCGTTGTAGTCGCGCGTAGACAAGGCGAGATAGCGGCTGTCCATTGCCACGCCGATTTCGTTCATGATGGCGTCGCATTGAGCGACGTCATCATACTTTCCAGCGGCGGCGTTGATTGGAACGACCAGCGTGCCTTGGTTGCTTGCGACCGTGAGCACGGCGACGTTGATGTCGCTTGCGAGCTTCTGCTTTGCGCTGTCGCCCAAGCGGCCTTCTTGCAGCGCGTCGCGCAGCTCGGTGGCGGTCATGATCCACGGGACCGACTTCTGATAGCCGATCGTCGCGGGAACCGACAATTGCGTCTGGTCCTTGAAGTTGCTCGTCATGTCCGTCCCATTGTAGGACGTGACGATGTACGGCTGCGGACGCCAGATCACATTGTTCGTGCGCTCCATCGTGGTCTGGTCGGTCTGATAGATCGACACATTGCGCGAGAGCACGAGCGCGTCGTTGAAGCCCTCAAGGAGGCTCTCAAACGCGACCCGCTCTTCTTTCGAGAAGGCGTTGGCCATTTACTTCCCTTTCTGTTTCAGTTGCTTGCGGTAGGCGACCACCTTGCTGTAATCGCCCGTCCGCTCAGCTTCCGCCCTCAGGCGGTCTAGGTTGCTATCGACCGTGCCGGACTTGGGCGCAGTGCCAGTGACAGTCCGCTCGGGTTGGGTTGTGGGTTTCCGGTTTGAGACTTTCAGTTCTGCCTCCAGTTTTGCGGCTTTCCACGCGAAAACCACCGGATCTTGTATCGATGCCAGCTCCTGGGCGCGCTTGGGGTTCTTGCCCAGTGCGTAGACCAAGAGAGCCGGGTTATCGGCGCCAGCCAGGATCATGCCCTGCTGGGTGACCGATAGCGTATCCGCGACCAGCGCTTCGGCGTCCTCGAAATCGCGCACCTTGAGCGAGCTTCGCTTCTCAGTGTAGCCGTTTAGCTTGCCCTGCCACTGCTCGGCCTGCGCCTTCTCGGCGGCTTCGCGTGCGGCGAGATCAGCTTCGTGCTGACGCTTCTTCTCGTACCATTGTGCAAGGTCGCGCTCATACCGCTCGGTATCATAGTCGGCGCTCTCAAGGGTCGGCTTTGCACCTGGCGCTGGCTTGGTCTCAGCCGCCTGCTGTCCGCCCTGCACGAGCCTCTCAAGCTCGCGGATGCGCCGCTTGTCTTCGCGGCTCTGGCGTCGGAGTTCCTTCACCCATTCAGGAGCGCGCTGCTGCTCCTCTTGGGGCTCTGGCTCGCCGCCAATCGTGACGACTACCTCTTCCTCGCCGTCTTCCGTCGGGGGCGTCTCGCCCTCTGCGTCGGGAGCCTCGACCATCTCGGTCGTCAGCTCAGGCTCAGGAAGCTCTAGCGCTTCGTCAGTTGTATCTGCCATTACATCATTCCTCGGGCATCTGCAACGGCTGCCCGGCCTGCCGTATCTTGTCGACGGCGTTCAGGACGCTGTCGCGCTGCTTGATGTCGATGCCCGCGAGTGTGTCGGCGGTCTTGGCGCGCGCTTCCTCGCTGCGTGCAAGCGCCAGTTCCGTATCGGCCTGGGCTTTTTGCGCTTTGGCTTGCGCCTCGGCTGCGAGCGACTGCGCGAGCATCGTGTTCGGGTCGGGCTGGCTTTGCAGCTGTTGCAGTTCCGCTTGCAGTTCTGCGGCTTCTTTCTCGGTCGGCTCCACAACGCCCATCCTCAACAGCTTCTTGCGGAAGTAGCGCCTGGCTTCCGTCATGCCCTCGCCTTCGAGGTTCATGAGCACCATCGAAGACAGGACTTGCAGCGTCTCGGGGTCTTGCGTGAGCGTCAGCATTCCGGTCAACGCGCGCACCGTCGCGGCGCGGCGACTGGTCGACGTCGGGCCGATGCTGACGGTCACGTCGAACTTCGCGCGGCTGAGGTCATTCTCCAGCGTCACCGCGCCGGCCTCGTCAAGGATCGGGCGCGCAAGCTCGACACTGCCGACCTCGCCGGCCTCAGTCAGCGCCTTCATGCGTCGGCCAGGCTCGACGTAGATATCGCGCGCCATCGACAGCCACACCTCGCCCGCGCGCTTCACGGCCTTGCTCATGTTCGACATGTAGATAAAGGACTGCATGTCCAGCCGGTTCTGGATCAACTCCACCGCCTTTCCGCTCATGCCCTGCTGCACTTCCTCCGCAGCCTCGGCAGCACCCAGAAGCTCCTTCATGTCGGCATCTGTCAGTTGCAGGAGCGCCGCCATTGCGGGCGGGATTGCTGGCGGCTTGGTGTAGCCAAGCGGTCCCTGCGGCTGCTCCGCGCCATCGGCATTGGTGATTGGGTTGACGAGCAGGTAGGGATAGTTGCTGACGTTGTCGGTGCGCCAGTATTCCTGCAGACCCGCAACCTGCTCGGGAGTGAAGATCGGCTTTTCGACCGCCGTCAGCGCGCTGATCTCGCCCAGCTTGGACAATTGCATGTTCTTCAAGCGCTGCGCGTCTTTGGCGAGGCGCACATGGCCCATGCAGCGCTCGACATTATCGATGAACCAGCGCTTGCCGTAGACCGGGATCACCGGGATCTGACTGCCAGGCAGCAGGCCCATGTCCTCAAGGATCCGCCCGCCGCTCATCAGCCACTTGTGCACCTTGCGTCGCTTGATGCGCCGCTCGCGCACCAGCGTGTGGCCGGTGGCGAGAAGCATTGTCTCAAGCTCTAAATCGTCTTCGAAATCGCGCTCCGGGTGGCGCACTTCCTCGCCGTCAAGGCTGCGGTAAATCCGCAATCGCTCCCCAACTTCCTCAACCTTGTAGTATTCCGCGACGTAAACAACGTCCGGCGTCGCCCAATCAAACGCGGTTTGTTTCAAGTCCTCGGGCCAGCTGGTCGGGTCATCGTCAAAGCGCTCTTTGTAGGCGTCCGGCGTCATGCTGGTCATGACGAAGCACTGCGTGGCGTCGGCTTTGTCTTGGCGCTTGGCATCAAGGTCGAAGAAGACCGACGTGTCTGCGTCGTAGATCGGCTCGATCCTCACGCGCTGGCGTTCGTTCTCTTCGTCTTCCTCATCTTCGTCTGTCGCGCGCAGGCGGAACGCGCCAAAGCCGCCGCCGACGGCTTCTTCAAAGGCATTGTCATAGGCCTCCTCGGCGCTGCTGTCTTGTTCGTCGGCCCTGAACAGCTTGTCGCAGGTGTCGGCCAAGGATTCGTCGGTCGCGCCGTCCTTCGGCGCGAAGTCCACGGTGATGCGGTTGTTGCGATACTCGTTGATGATCCGCATCACGCTGAGGTGGACTTTGTTCACCTCAAACTTTGGCTTGTTTTCGTACTGCTCTTGCAAACTGCCTTCCCACTGCGCGCCGCAGATGCTGTAAAAGCGCCGGTCTTGGACGCACTGCTGCCGCTCGTCGCGTAGCGCGGCTTGGATATTATCAAACGTCCGCAGTGCCTCTGCGTGTATCTGCGCCTCGCGCTCGGATTTGGACAGGCGGGCCATTCGCTACCTCAAAGCCATGGGCATATATGTGCCGACCAGCTCGACCGGCGGGCGCTCCCGAACAGCCGTGGCCCTGCGGACGCCCTCGCACGCATAACGCAGCGCGTCAATGACGTGGTTATCTTTGTCGGCAAGGACCGGCAAGACTTGGCCCGTCTTGTCATCGACCTTGTAGGAATAGAGCGTCAGCTCATCGATGGTTCTGACGCAGCGCGGATGGACGACGATATCGAATGACTTGAGCCACTCAACGCCCTCTTCCAGGCTCTTCGGCCCCTTTACTGCCGGCTGGATCTTTGGGAAGCCGTTTTTCCGCATATGGCTAATAGTCTCTGGCCTGGCGCTGTCTGCAACCATTGGCCAGCGCTCGGCGTCTGGGATCGTCATAAACAAGCTCGGCGTGTCCACGATCTCGCAGCCGACCTGATAAGCCTCGTAATCGATATAGAGCTTGCGCCCTATGATATGGCAGCGAATGCCGACTGTTGGGTCGCTCGCAAAGCCCCAGTCCGCGCCAAGGCGATGGATTGCGTCTGCCGGCGCTTCGAAGTCATCAATCTCCCAATTGTGGAAGACCCGCGCCTCGCTATTGCGGACATATTCGCCAAGCCATATATGCGCGTACTTATCCGGGTCGCGCTCGCGGTCGTAAATCATCTCATCGCGCAACACCTCTGGGAACCACGGGTTATCGGCGAAGTTCACCTCATGCACGATTGCGTCAGGCGGTGGCCGGTCGCCGCGCAGCAGAGTTTCGATGGGATCATTCTCGAAGCGCGGGTTCCAGCTGAAAAGCAACTCGCTGCCAGGCTTGCGGATCGTCGGACGCAGCAAGTCGAGGGATCGCTGGCTGGCAACCTGCGCTTCCTCAAACCACGCAATATCAAAGCCCTCAAGCGACTTGATGCTTTCCGCCGTGTGGTTGGCCAGGCCCTCAAAGATGATCAGCGAGCCGTTCTTGCCGAGGATGCGATCATGCTGGATCTCAAAGTGCGCGCCCAGGCCAAGCGCCTCGATCTTGCTTTCAATCAGCTTCTTGACCGATTGCTTTAGGCTGCGCTGGATCTCGCGCAGGCAGACCACGTCAGTGCGTGAGCTGGCGCAGCGAATGACGATGTACTGGGCGAAAGCATGAGACTTGCCAGAGCCGCGACCGCCAAACGCGCCCTTGTATCTGCTTGGCTTCAGGAACGGCAGGAACCAGCGTGGTGTCTCAGGCTTTAGGGTCGATGACATGCCATTCGACCCGTATTGGCGCACCGTTTACGCCAGACACTTCAAGGCGGTCCGTCTCGCGCCATCCTGCCTGTGTCTTGAGAAAGAAGATCGCGCTGGCCGTGTCGCCGCCGCGCGCCTTAGCGATCAAGCCTTCGGCAACATCGCGTATGGCTTTTGCCCTGCCTCTTTTATACGCCTCAGAAATATCTGGCTCGCGCTCCATCATGGCGCGAAAGGTCT